TAATAATTTAGTAATTTCTACAGTATTTACATCAACTTTGACATCTACTGCCATTATCTGACTAACCTTAAAAAATGTATTGGTTCTTTTTCGCTATCTGAAATAGTACCACCACCATCTTCGTCATATTCAACACCATCTCTTAGGATAGCTTGAAATTCTTCTTCATATCTTTCTCTATAAAAATCTATCTGAACTTGGAAAGCATCTTTGCCTTCGCCTGTATCTGGGTCACGCCATTTTGTTAGTTGTGGATAAATATATTTCCATAAACATAAATAAACTACTGATTGTGTCCATTGTGAATCAGTAAGTTTAGAACTATCCATTTCAACAGATGTAACCTTAGTAATATCCTTATATCTTACTTGATGCCTGTATCTTTCCCACCATTCTTCACGAATACGTCTTAAAACATCATTTTCAGCAAACTGTAACTGGTCTGCAAAATCTGCTATCCCAAATCCCAAAATATCCGGTTGGATTTTTTGCAAACTGGTATTAGTTACATTAAATTCGTTTGTAGCCATTATTCAGCTTTCTTTGTTGTAGTCTTTGGCTTTGGTGCTTCTTCCATCACTGGCTTTGGTTCTGGCTTTGGCTCTACTTTTGGTTGTGCTTTTGTCTTACCATCATCAAGCTTCCAACCTCTAATACCCCAAATATCAATATTGTTTTCATAATCTACTTTTCTTCTTTCAATTACTCTATTGCCTTTAACAAGCTTTACCATATCCATAAATACAATTCCTTAATAAAAAGGGGTGGTTGCCCACCCCATAGGTTATTAGTTAGCCAAGCTATCTGCTGTTAACTTAACTCCATAACTATCATGAAGTTCGCCAACACCATAAACTGCTGTAGCAACTATTTCATCTGCTCTTAATGAAGCATCTCTTTGTGATTCAATCTTGAGGTCTTGCATCATTGCAACCCCTAAAGCATCTTGAGAGAATACACCACCAATAGAATCATCTGAACCATCTACAGAAATATTCGAAGATTCAAAAATTTGTATTCCTGCAATGCTTCCAACAAAACCACTTCTCATAGCTTCATTAGAAAGTTCAGTATCTCTACCAACAAATGTGTTTGTTAAAGACTTCTTAACATTAAAGATTTGCTTTGGGTGAAATACACCATAGTAAGGGGCAGGTGCATTAGCAGTTCTTAAATCTGCACTTGCTTCAAACAAGTCTTGAATTGTTAATTCATTACCTGCTCCACCACCTCTTTCTGTTGAGAAACCAGAAAATAATGCTGATAAATCACTATCCATTTTCTTAGCAATAGCTTCACCAAATAACCTACCAATATCTCCTGCAACATTTCTTGATGCTGAATTTCTTGCTAAGTCTGTTAGTGTTGTCATAATTCCAACTTCAGATGCTGTAATAGTTACTGAACTTGGGTTCACTGCTGTATTGGATAAATCTGTAGCTTCATTAACTGCTGATGCTGATACTGTTGCATAAATCGGTACTTCTACTGACTTACCACCACCAACAATAGTGTAGTTTCTAACAAGATTTCTCATTATTGATTGCTCACTTGCAACAAATAAAGCTTCTGCAACTATCTCGGTGTATAGTTCCGAAATGGTTGAACTGGTTGTTTCATTCGCCATTTTTTTCTCCTATAAATATGACTAATTAATTATTAACAACAATCGTTCTAGGTGAGGAATTTCTTTGCTTTCTGTATTCAGCATATTTTTTCCTATCCTCTGGATTGTTCATTATATCTAAATCACTCAAATTTAAAGGCTTATTGAGTTCTTGCCTATCCACATTTGACACTGAGCCACTGCCACTAGGGGTTGCAGAAACAAAGTGTGGGTTCTGTGTTAAAAACTCTTGTACCAACTCGTCAGTGGTAAAAAGTTCCCCATTTGAATTATATCTTGGTAATCCATTATTATCAAGTATTTCTACGTTGCCACTTTCATTTAGCTTAATTTGCGACTGTAAAAGGCTAACAACTTGGTCTGGATTTATAGCTTTATTCTTTGATGCTGATGACAATAAAGACTTGTTTATTTTAATATCTACAAGTTGACTTTCAAGACTTGCCTTTTCTTTATTCCATTCTTGAGTTTTATTTTTTAAAATTTCCTCAAACTCACCCTTCTGGATTTTCTGCTTTTCTTCTAAATCTTTTTGGGTTTTAACTGCTGTTACAGCTATGTCAATATCTTCAACACCTAGCTTTTTATACATCTGGTTTCTTTCTTGAGCCAATCGCTTTTTTACTATTTCTGTAACTTGGTCTTGAGTAAAAGTATTCTCAACTGGCTTTTGCTCGGTTTCCTGCACTTCTGCATTTTGTTCAGCAGTTTGTTCTACTTGATTTTCTTCCATTTAAAACTCCTATATATCCCACTCTGGGTCTGTTGGAATCCAAGTATGTCGGCATCTGTAACCACCTCTAACTATAAATGGGTCTCCAGTTGATTTACCTTGCCACCCTTGATTATTCCAAATATCCCGAATTTCATTTTCGGTTAATACTTTATTTAGCATATTCTGGCAAAAAGGTCTACTATCCCTTACTAAAGTACCAGTGTATCTGTAATGGTTTAACCCTGCTTCTTTTGCTTTAGCTACTGTAAACTGCCCATGAAACTGCATTACTGAATCGTGGGCTATTTGACTTGCATAACGTCTAAGGTTGTTTCCTGCCCTATCTGAAGCGTATTGAGTATGTAATTTTCTAATAGCATCTTCAACTGCAACCTTTTGTGTTTCATCAAACTTATTCTCATTAATAAAATCCACTAATTCATTTATCTCAGCAGTGTTTGATGTTTTGTAGACTCCATTTATATGAGATTTGATATTGCTTACCATATCTTCAAATGGTCTACCTGCTATTGTACTTTGGTATATTTCGTCATTGATAACTTTAGAAAATCTTTCAGCTATATCTTCAAATCCACTAAATGATTGTGTCTTTAGAGCATTTATTGTCTGTAAATCTACTTCTGTAAGGCTCTTAAACTTCTTAGGAATAGGCATTTCTCCAAAAGTGTCTAATACCTCTTTGGCTATCTTATTATACTCCTCATTGATGATTATATCGGCTTCATTGAGATAGTTATCAGCTACTAACTTTCTTATTTGTGGTTGCAGTTGTATTGCTAGTCTTTGAGATACCAACTGCCCTTTTGTGGCTCTTGTTACTTCTTTGACAACATCTTCTTCTAGCTTGTATAAGACATTTATTATTCTTTCTTCATGTTGGTCAGCTAATTTTTCTAAAATTCTGGACATATTTTACAATGGAAAGTTCTTTTTCCATGCCCTTATAGACCAATATGCAGGGCTAAGTGTCTTTTGCCCTTTAACTTCTTTTAAAACACCACCCATTCTAGCTAAAAATGATTTTTGCCTTGCCGGTATATTTTTCTTTATAGACATACCCCTAGCACCAAAAGTAACTTTCTTAATATTGCCAGTAGCTTTGTTTTTGACATAAACACCAAACTTTTTTTTCTTAGACTCTGCTGTGGATAATCTAAAAGGTTTGTTTAGTTTTACTTCTTTTCCTCTGTATTTAGCCATTGTCTATCGTCTAATCTTTCGTTTGTTATCATTCCACAAGCAATACACTTATAAACATCTTTTAACTCGGTTTTTTTAAGTGCCACTTTGCACCTAATACAAAATTTAATTTTTTCTTTTTCCATTTAATCATTTCTTTTTTCTTTTCGTGGCTCGTCTGATAATATCCTTATCAAAAGTGCCAGACCTTCCACGACTAATTAGTTTATTAACTCTTGCCATTGCCCAAGCATTCATTGGAATTCTTGGTCTACTCCCTGCTGAAAGAAATGCACCTTGTCCTCTACGAAAAGAAGCTTTTAAATCTGCAAGACTAAATAATTTTGATTTTTTCGCTTTTGCTCTTAGTGTTGCTAATGTTTTTGCTGATAAAGGTTTTCTTCTTACTGCCATTATGCTCTATTCCTTCGCCTTAGTAGTGCTAAAGGTATTCTTGCACCAGATTTATATAAAGAACTTATTTGTTTCAATAAACTAGCCCTAGCATTTCTTTTTGCACCCTTTAACCCAGAAAGATATTTTTTTGGAATACCAGTTTGTTTATCTTTTGGAACTCTACGAATTTTACGTTTCTTCTTCAACTGTTTGCCCTTCTACTTCTGTGGTTGTGAATTGCCCTCTAACAGTTCTGGCACTATCTATTTCATCATTGATAGTTTTCATCATTTCACTATCATCAATAACTGCTTCAGCTATTTGTTTATCTAATTCCTTGTTAAATGTTTCGGATTTTATGCCACTAGCTTTCGCCATTTGTAAGTATTGCAGGTCATTAGCCCAATCTCTAATGTCAAATGTATCTGGATAATTTACTTTACCATTCCATTCTTTATCCTGCCATTTAGCAAATAAACCCCAGATTTGTTCTTCAGCATTTTCTAAATAATCTGCTTTTTCTGATAATCTGGCATTCAATAGTTGAAATTCTGTCTGTAATGCTATTCCACTAGCTATCTGGTTACCAGTTGCTCTTACAGAACCCATATGAGTAATTCTATCAATGGCATCAACTTTGTTTTGAATACATTTCATAATACCATCTAAGTTTTGCCCACTTGGCTGTATTATGTAAGGTTTTAAAGTTGAATCTAAATCTTCTGGTATTTCTATTATTGCTCCTGCACCTGCACTAGCTTCAACATTAGGTGTTTTAACTAAGCTTGGGT